GAAACTTGACAGGGCGTTGAAGTCCATGAACGAGATGACCGGCCTCCCTCTCCACATATACGACGAGCCCGGAATAAGCGTAGCCGATATCAGGAGAACGCTGCAAACCATACGAAACGTTGGGTTGGTCGTTATAGATTACATTCAGCTTATGGAGTCCGTTGAAAAGGGTGAGACGAGGAACCTCGAAGTGGCAAAAATAAGCGGAGCCCTAAAGCGGATGGCCCGCGAGTTCAAGATACCGATTGTAGCGCTGTCTCAGCTTAACAGGTCAAAGGACGAATACGACGAGCCGGGGCTTAATGATCTTCGAGACTCTGGCGCCTTGGAACAGGACGCTGATAAGGTAATGCTCATGTGGAAGCTTGGGCTTCCCGAGGGGGGCGATCTGCCGAAAATCGGAATCAAGATAGCGAAAAACAGAATGGGCAAACTCGGGACGGTCGTCATGTACTACAAGGGCGAGTACATGCGGTTCATGGAAACTGCGGAAGAATACGTTCCGCGCAAGAAGCGAAGAGGCAGACAGTTTGAGACACTGTACGATAGAGATCCCGACTTTCCTTTTGACTGAGAGGTTACAGATGACAAATGAAAGAGCGATAGAGATATACCGGCAGGAGATATTGCGCTACCGTGCGCTGATGAAGATATGCGAATGCGACAAGACATATCAGGCAAAGATTGAGAAAGACTACGGCGAGATCATTGAGGCGCTGGAACTGGCGATATCAAAAAGCGGGAGAATGGACGTGCCACAATGACGATTGATGAATACAAAAAGCTGCAACGTAAGCAGAAGAAATATCGCAATGTGAAGGTTATAGTCGCCGGATTAGGCAGATTTGACTCTCAAAAAGAAGCGAACAGGTGGTGTGAGCTTCTGGAGCTTGAAAAGCACGGTGTAATCAACAATCTAAAGCGCCAGAAAAGATACGAGTTAATCCCTGCACAGCGTGACGACACAGGGGAGACCATAGAGCGCGCCGTGAGTTACGTGGCTGACTTCGTTTTCACAATTACCGATAGCGGCGAAACGATAGTGGAAGATTGCAAGGGTGTTCGTACTCGCGATTATATCATTAAGCGGAAGCTGCTCTTAGAAAAATACGGAATAAGGATTACTGAGACATGATTGGTACCAGCAAACGAGAATACGACAAGAGACGATATCACCTCTCAAAAGCATATGGCTTGTGCGTAGGATGCCATAAGACCATTACCTCCGGCGGAAACATTTACTGCGAAAGCTGCCGGGATAAGCTACAGCCAGATATATAAAGTCATGGGGAACTCCATAGTGTGCGCCGTTTTGGAAGCGATATTTCGTAATATGATAGAGGAAACAACATGAGCAGAATAATACGAGTGTTCCCGGAACGGACAAGCTATATACCTGACGACGATATGGTTTTCATCGGTGAACCGCCGGGATTGATAATACCGCCGCACGACGAGGTACATGTTTCATGTACGTTCACATGGCATAAAACGTACTGTGAGGAACTTCTTTACCAGTGGCAAGCGTTCACCGATAAGCCTGTTTTGATTGGCGGTCCGGCGTTCAGTAGCCCATGCACCACGTTCGCGCCTGGAATGTACGTAAAAAAGGGAATTACGTTCACTTCTCGCGGCTGCAATAATAACTGCTCATTCTGCGTCGTACCGAAGCGCGAGGGCTGCATACAGGAACTACCGATAACCGAGGGTAACATCATTCAAGACAACAACTTTCTCCAAACGAGCCGAGGGCATAAGGATAAAGTTTTTGAAATGCTCAAAACCCAACGCGGGATATGCTTTAAAGGTGGTTTACAAAACAATCTGATTGACGACCACTTTATCAACGCCATAACGAGCCTAAGAATCGCGGAACTGTGGCTTGCCTGCGATACCGACGGCGCGATACCGAGATTTGTAGAAGCCGCGAACAAGCTGACAAAAGCCGGGTACAACCGCGAGAAAATCAAATGCTACGCGCTGATCGGCGACGATATGGACGAAAACGAGAACCGGCTACAAGAGATATACCGTTCAGGCGCTATGCCGTTTGCCCAGCTTTATCAGCCGCCCGGTGATGTGAAGAAAGAATATGACGCGACATGGAAGAGATTTCACCGGCAGTGGTCACGTCCGGCAGCTATACGTGCGCATTGCGAAAAGGGTACGAAATTTGAAGATTACAATACATGAGCAGACGCATAAGTGCAGAACAGAAAGGTGGCGGTGAGATATGTTAAACCCGGATAAAATAAAAAGTTGTAGCTATTGTTATTACTCAGAGCCGAATTATAGTGCAACGCCGGAAAACGGAGAGCCGTATTTCCATTGTGATAAAGGGAACGAATGCGAGCCGGGATACCAGAACGGTTGTGAAGATTACACGCCGATGTGCTGAAATGGCGCGGAGCAGTTGACGGCGAAGATATGAACGGATTGGAGAATTAAAATGGATATTGATATATTTGCTTTGCGGAGAAAATATAGAGCAAGCTCCGGTAATGACGGCAGTATATTGTCCGATTTACATAGGGCGCTCGACGCTCTGCAATCAGCAGAAGCGAGAGGCGATGAAGCGGGAAAAGGGCGCGACTATTGGGAAAGTCAAGCAAGATACAACGCAGAATGCTACGAAAAGCGGGTTAATGAAATAATTGCCGAACGCGACCGCCTACAGGCTGAGTTGGAAGAATTGAAAGACAACTATGACCACGAAAGAGCAAACCATTTACAGACGATTGGCTGGCATGCGGAGGCGTGCGTCGATGCCGCCGATTGGCAAGAACGCTGCGAAGCCGCTGAGAGCCGGTACGATGCGCTACAGGAAGCAATACGAAGTATGGGCACTGCTAACGCAATATGCGGTTTATGCGAACACTGGGTATACGCAGGCTGTCACATTGAAAGTGAATGCTGTGGCGACCATTACGTGTTCGATGAAAAGAAGTGGAGGGAGAGGAAAAATGATACATGAGCTGAAAATAACTCCAGAATACTTCAGCGTTGTAGCGAGCGGAGAAAAGACATTTGAAATCAGAGAAGTTGAAGTCAGCGAGAGGGAGTTTTACGTTGGCGATTACATGGCGCTTAATGAGTACAACCATGCTATTAACGATGGAATATACACCGGTAGATGTATGTTGGTTCAGATAACTTATATTCTGGATGATGCGGCCTATTGCAAGAGCGGATATGTAGTTTTAGGGTTTAGGCCCTGCCGGATAGTACCAGAAACTGGAGAGGACATGTTAAGAGCTGCGCGTACATTCAATGTAGATGTTCATGGCCGTGAGTTGCTATTTCGTTTTGAACGCTGCGACAAGCCAGAGGGCGAGGACTGACGCATGAGAATAGGAGAAACAGCGGCACAAGCGTCTGAAAAGTATAGATGGGCGGAGGCGTTCAGGACTAACCACAAATGTGAAACTTGCCCGTTTATCAAGAACTATGACGACATAGGCGTAGGAATCATTTACGTCTGCGACCACGTTTGCTGGATGCCGATTGATGAAATTCTGGAGTATATGGAGGGCTGACGATGAATGATGAATTATTGCCATGTCCGTTTTGCGGAGGAAAAGCGCAGGAAATAACCGACTATACATCAAAACACCCAAGTAGCATAATTGTTTGTACGGCTTGTGGGTCCTCTACAAAACGATATGTTGGCTATCCGGATTATAGAGACCTTACATACACCGATACCGCTGACAGAATAAAGCAACAAGTCAGAGACGCATGGAACAGGCGCACACCCGAACTGCTAAAGGAGGGCTGAGTGTATGGTTGACCCATCAAACGTAAAAGTCGGAGACAAAATATTTGTAGAAGAGTGTAAACGCCCATTCAGAGTAAGGGCGCGTGACGAGCGATATATTATAGCGACGAAACCATTTAACTTACAGCAAACTGTTCAATATTTTATTATTGACTTGCAAGAAGAACGGCGAGGTCCGGACAATATGATATTCTGCTCCGGCTATGAAACCGATGAGCATTGCGCGGAACGGTTGAAAGAGTTGCAGAGCGGCGAAATAGAAGTAAGTCACAGGCGAGATATTGATACACACCTTGTCGAACGGGTGTTAACGATGTTTGAACCCCACAAAAACAACAACCGCCACGCGGCGAATAATAAAAAGGAGAAACAACAATGTCATATTTATCAAAAGAGGATTTGCGAGTAGCGGATATAGCGGTTAATGGGAGAAAACTGATAGCCAACGTAATCTACGAGGCTATACGTTGCAAAACATACCCCACGCTCCCGCGCAATGCAGAAATAATCGCGTTCAAAGTAAAAAAAGTGTACCAGTGCGAGTTTGAGAATGCCAATGAGAGCTTTTATATAAAGCATTTTGCGTCACGTAAAGAATTGCTTGCGTGGATATATGAACACATTATGCCTATTCCTGAAATACGGGAGTTAAATTTGTCACAAAAAGAATTTGAAGCCGGAATTGATGTTGACGACCCCGGCAGAGGAGAGATTGTATTTACGTCGCGGTATTCCAAAGACCCCCCGATGGAAGATGATTTTGTTGACCTTGACGCTTTCGCTGGCAATCTGGCAAATAATTTGATTCGAGAGAATATTGAGATAGGGTACAACACGTTTTGAGCCACGCGGCGAATGAATAGGAGATTATTATGGATTGGATAAGCGTAGAAAACGAAAGGCCACCACTTGGGCAAGATATAATTATCTATCATGCTGATACGAATAAGGTTTTGGTAGGCTGTTTTCTTTTTGACAGCGACATTGGCTCATACGTTTCGCACTGGATGCCATTTCCTTGTCCGCCGAGCCTATGAGCGCAATAAAAACAGGAAGAAGGTGGAGAAGTGAAATGGTGCGAAATGTATCAATGCTGGTGTGACGAAATGGAAGATATCATTGACGATCCGGATTGTGATTTAGACTGTAAGAACTGCGACCACAAATCAGACATTGGACGCGAATAATCAGCGCGGCGACCGACGCCGGGGAAGGATAGTATTATGGCAAAAGCATATTGTTGTGATGGGTGCGGAAAACTAATCAAAGAAAACGAAGTGCGTATACATTTATCAGGTTATGAGATAAATAGAACTGCAAGAACAAATAGAATGCCGTCAGAATTTGCACTGCGCGATCCCGAAGAGTTTTGCTCATTTACCTGTTTGGCTATGTGGGCTGAAGAAGAGCAAGGTGTATTCGACGACTTCTTAGAAGTATTAAAGAAACACAGAGAAAGCCATGAGCAAGCGAGCGACGACGGAGAGGAATAACCAATGACAAGACAACGCATTGAGAGATACAGAAAGCTTCGGGGTGACATCGTTATGCTGGACGAGCGTCTAGCCGACGCAGAAGATGGCGGCGTCGAGTACCTGTCAGACACAGTGCAGGCGTCCGATGACGGTCCTGCATTCGCAAAGCGCTGCATATCGGTCAAAGGATACAGCACGCGCGCGATCCCGAGACTTAAAGCCATACGCGCGAAAAAGGCTGCGGAGTGCGAGGCAATCGAGCAGTACATTGAGTCGCTTGAAGACACGGATATGTTTCAACTGCTCACGAGAAGGTATCTTGAAGGGCGAAACCTCAAGGAAGCGGCGAAGCTCTCCGGGTACAGCGAACAGCACGCAAGCCGCCTTTTTACAGAATTTTTTAAAAAGATACAAAAAGATGCTATGTAATGAGGTCTCATGTTAACAAATGTTGTTGCATGATTGGTTTTACCTGTGATATTTTTATCATGTAGAGAAGTCTCTGCAAGCGACAGCGCTCAGAAATGAGGGCTGTTTTCTGATGCACTCGGGCTTGAGGAGGTGTTAGTTATGAGCGCCGGGTATTCCCCCGTCCATAAAGAGACGCTCAAGAATAGCGGCTTCTATAAAACAACCGCTTGGCGGCGTATTCGCCGGTTGGCCCTCCAACGTGACCACTACCTATGCCAAGGGTGCATGAGAAAAAGGGTGTATAAAAAAGCTACTGAGGTTCATCACATCATCGCTGTTGACGCTGATCCAACACTTGCGCTTTCTCTTGATAACCTCGAATCTCTTTGTAGGTATTGCCATGAGGATACTAAGTCAAGGGGGAAGATAGTAACACATGTAACACTGGCCAGTGGTGCAAAAGTGCGGGTCATCGCTATTCGCTAGACTCATGAACTATTGCAAAAATGCGCTATAGAGAGAACAGGGTATTACAAAATGAAACGTAATTAAATTATGAGCACCATATTGGATTGAGTATGCGCATACCCCCCTACCCTCTACAACTTGTATATACCATATTGCGACCGCGCGTTATCCTCACCTTGCACATACAAGAATTCTACATGGGGGGTGTAGGTGGCCGAAGGAATGGAGAAGAAATGCTAAAGAAAATCATCGTCGCTGCCTCACACGGACTTCCTGATGACAAAGATATCATTGGCGAGTATAAGCGCCTCTATAAACTCTTTGGCGATGCGCCGGAGAAGCATCTCGAAGTAATAAGAAAACTCATAAACAGAGCAGCGTTTTTATCGATTACGATTGACCGGCTTGAAGCAGATATACTGCAGAACGGATATGAAGAAGAATATCAAAACGGCGCAAACCAAACCGGAAAGAAGAAAACTGCAGCTGCGGAGCTACATATCTCTTACAGTAAGAATCTGTTTTCCGTTATGAAACAATTAACAGATTTCTTACAGAAAGAAAATCAAGGTGATGAAGACGACGAATTTGACCGCTTCATCAGGTAGTCACGTTATTCCAAATCTGATAAGGTCATCAATTGCATACAAGTACGCTGCCGATGTATGTGAAGGGAGAATAGTCTCAGGAAAACGTCGCATACAAGCATGCTCCAGATTCATATATGAAATTCAACGTTCGATGTCCGACCCCGCTTATCCATGGGAATTTGATATAGAAACTGCTTATCGCCCGATAGAATTTATCGAGCGGTATCTTATGCCAACAAAAGGCGACTACAGCAAAATGGAATTACTGCCATGGCAGCATTTTGTTGAAGCGAACATATACGGATGGCTGTCAAGAAAAACAAAGTATAGACGCTTCCGAGAAGGCTTGATAGTCGTTGGGCAAGGTAATGGCAAGTCGACGATGATTGCCGGAAACTCTGCATATGGATTAACCGCTGATCGAGAACGCGGAGCGGAAATCTATTGTCTGGCAAACTCAAAGGACCAGTCAAGAATCATTTTTGGTGAAACTTCAGCACAAATTGAAGCGAGCACGATACTATCTAAAAAGATCCGGACGACGAAACTCGGAATGTTCTTCGACCAGACCAACAGCAAGTTCCAGCCGCTTGCGTCCGACTCAAAGAACCTTGACGGCCGCAACGTCCATATGGGCGTGTTCGATGAGATCCACGAGTACAGAGACTACAAGCTCATAAATGTAATAAAGGGGAAAACAAAGAAGCGAAAACAGCCGCTCATCATATACATCACAACATTAGGAACCGTGACAGATGGCCCGTTGATGGACTACTACACGCTCGGTTGCAATATCCTCGACGGAGCCGATGCGATAGCGCAAAGAGCCGCAGACCGCTTTTTCGTTTATATTGACGAGATCGACGAAGAGGATGAACCAGACGATGTCTCATGTTGGGGTAAGGCAAACCCGTCTCTCGGTACACTGCTGGATATCGAAGACCTCATAGACGAATGGGAACGCGTTAAAACTATCCCTGCGGAGCGCAGCAACTTCATAAATAAACAGCTCAACGTATTCACTTCAGTCGATGAGCTGTCTTTTCTTGACGTAAAAATCATTCGGAAGAACAACAGGGAGATCGACATAGACTCGCTGACCGGAGAGCGCTGCTATGGGGGTTTCGACCTGTCGAGCACCGGGGACTTCACGGCAGCCTGCCTCGAGTTCCCGCTGCAAGAGGACAGCTTTTTTGTACTTGAACATACCTGGGTGCCGATCCACAAAGTCAAAGAGGACCGAGAGAAACTCGACTGGGATTACCTGCAGAAAATGGGCTGGCTCACAGTCATCGACGGTGAGTATATTGATTATAATCTTGTTTTTCAGTGGTTTATTGAGCAACAGCAGAAATATCGGATAGACAGCGTCGGATATGACCCCGCGAAAGCTTTTCTGCTTGTTCAGCTCATGATTGATAATGGTTTCGTTATGAACGTGGTACGGCAGGGTGAACTCACGCTGACAGCCTCGCTCGATAACCTGAAGGAGCGCTTCATCGACGGCAAGATCATCCATAACAACAACGCGCTGTTCAACTGGTATCTTGGGAATGTCAGGCTGACGAAGCGCAGCGCGAACGCGACATACATGCCGACAAAAAGGAACATAAATAGGAAAATAGATGGCTTTTCAGCGCTTTTAGACGCTCATACTGAATGGCTCCGTAAAAACCAGTTCTACATACCACCTGATAAGTCCGTTTCAACGGTCATTAAGCTAACGAAGAGGTGACACCGATTGAGTATATTCTCGCGATTTGCGGACCGTCGAAGAGAACGTATCGTTAAAGCAGCGCAGACCTCAGGTGCGAGCGCGCCCGGTATAAGCCGCCTCGCATATACATGGTGGCCGCGATGGTTACGCGGCGATTATTCGCTTCGGAACAGTGAGCTGTTATTTGCGGCCGTTTCCCGTATATCAAACTCGTTGTCTACAATGCCAATACGCATGTATAAGGGCTCAAACCCGGTCAAAAACGACCTCAACGATATGGTCGGCTTTGAACCGAACCCAAACATGACGAGCTGCCAGTTCATAAAGACATTTGAAGCTTGCCGATGCACGTCAGGTAACGGGTACGCCATTAAGGTATACGACCCTGACGGTACGCTGGCTAGAATAGATATCCTTGACCCGCTCCGTGTAACACCAGCTCTTGATACTGTCTCAGGAGAGCTATACTACAGGATAAACCCCGAGCAGGGAAGCGAGTATTACATACATAACTTCTACATCATTCACGTTCCGTTCCTGTCTACGAACGGATATACAGGTATAAATCCGGTATCAGTACTGCACAATACTCTCGATTACAATGACAGTATCGCAACGTTCAGCACTGAGCAGCTGAAAGAAGGTTTGAACGTCAAAGTAGTTCTCGAAGCTCCGGCGAACCTTGGGAAGCAGCAGCGTGAGGAAATGCTAAAAGACTTCCGGGAGACTTATCATGAGACATCAGGCAACGTACTCCTTCTCGAGTCCGGCGTCGTCGCAAAATCACTCAACCTGTCACCCGTGGACAGTAAGATTTTTGAAGTTGAGAAAATTACGCGCTCAAAAGTGGCTATGGTGTATAACATACCGCCGCATCTTCTGGGCGACTACTCGGGATCGACGCTCAAATCGCAGGAACAGGTAATGCTCGAGTTCTTGACGCTGACAATGCTGCCGATTGTAACGGCGTATGAGCAGGAGCTCAGCCGCAAGCTGCTGACGAAGGCGCAGCGGCGTAATGGGTACCGCTTCAAGTTTGACATGGACGCGGTGCTGAGGGCAGACGCCGCCACAACTGCAGAAGTGAATTATAAGGCTGTTCGCTCAGCATGGAAGACTCCGGATGAAATACGCGCCGAGTATAATAAGCCGCCATATCCAAAGGGGATAGGAAGACACCCGATGATATCACAGGATATGGCGACGCTTGACTATACTGTCAATACAAAACCGACTGTTCTGGCAGGCGAACCGGTAAGTGATCCGGACCCGCCGGAACCAGACCCCGAAGATAGCGAAGAGGACGAAGAATAAAAACACCGCCTTAAGCAGAGCGGTGAATCAAAATGGATAAACGAAAATAGCCGCCAGTCCCTGATAAGATAGACGACTATTTCGTTTGTTCATTAAGCTAACCGCTTACCGGCAACGCCTGTTGTGCGCATATCCTAACACCGACGATCGCAGTTGTCAAACTGTTTCAGGCGATACTGCTAATGACTTTCTGGCGTCTTCGAGAATAAGCAAGCGGACATACTCGCTCATTGTCATGCCAAGAAACTCTGCTTTCTTTTCCAGTATCGTTTTTACTTCCGGGGAGATCCTGATTGTCAGTAATTCACTTTTCTTTGCCATTACGCGCACCCCCACAAAGGTTTGATAATACTACCCCGGCAGCAACGGAGAAAACAATCAAAGCAAGCGTCGACAAAACATCCGCCTTACTATCGGGCCACTTGTAGATCATCAACCATACCGCGAACAGTATGATGATCCCTGTGTTGACAAGTCTCTTGACCATAAAGCCCTCCTTATGATATAATCGGGAGAGTTGGGGAGGTTTCCCTCCCCACTCCCTTTGGCTTCTCACCGTTTGCGCTTTCGCTTGGGCTTACGGCGGGGAGCCTTTGCCTTGGCGTTGATTATCGCTGCTATCAGGCTGACTGCTGCTGTAGTCAATCCGATTATCGATGTCATCAGCGCCGTCTGCTCCGAACTCAATAAGCATTCCCCCTTTCTGAGTATCATTATAACATATGTAAACACAAATGTCAATACATTTTCTGAGATTTCTACAAGAAATCTCAGT